CTTGAGTTGGTTTTTAGTTCGACGGTGTATCGCGTGCTGCAAGGTTGTTTCGTGATTGACGCGGAGGTTACGCGGTGAGCGTGACTACCGTACAAATCACGGAGCAACCGTGGGCGGTTGAGGTCGAAGAGACCACGCAAACCGTACTTGTAAGCATTCCAGGCCCGGTGATGGGCGGCGCGAATACGTCGATTACCTCGCTCGGCGGCATCACGGGCGCGATTCAGACGCCGACGTTTATTGACTTTGCGACAGGCGCGACTGTGCCGGATGCAACGGCGCGCGTTACATGGAACGATGCGGCCGGAACTCTGCAAGTCGGTATGACCGGCAACGTGCAGGCTGACATCGGGCAGACACTTTATGCCTTCGTGCATAACGCCGAAGGCGCGACGATCAATAAGGGCCAAGCGGTCTATCTGTACCAAGCGTCGGGCAACAAGGCATCGATTCGGCTGGCGTACAACACCAGCGATGCGTACTCAGCCAAGACGCTCGGGCTTGCCGCCGAAACAATTGGGGCAAGTCAAAACGGCATGGTGATATGTCAAGGCGTGCTCGACGGGATCGACACGTCAGCCTATGCCGAAGGTGCAACGTTGTACCTCGGCGCTACTGCCGGGTCGCTGACCTCGACCAAGCCGAGCGCGCCGAACCATCTGGTATATATCGGCGTGGTCGAGCGCGCGAACGCGGGCAACGGTCAGATTTATGTCCGCCCGCAGAATGGCTATGAACTTGAGGAACTGCACAACGTCCAGATCGTAACCCCGGCGAACGGGCAGACGATCCTTTACGACGCCTCAACCGGGCTTTGGAAGAATGCGAATCTGACCGCAGGCGCGGGCATCACGATTACGAACGGTGCGGGCAGCGCGACGATTGCCGCGATCAATAGCGGCACGGTCACAAGCGTTGAGGTGAGCGGTGGCAGCACTGGGCTTACTACCAGCGGCGGGCCGATCACGAGTGCAGGGACGATTACGATTGCGGGCACGCTTGCGGTTGCGAGCGGTGGTACAGGGGCCACGGATGCTGCCACGGCGCGCGGCAATCTGAGCGCCGCAGGCTCCGGCGCGGTCACCGCCTCCGGCATCACGATGTCGTCCGCGCGCCTGCTCGGTCGCACGACGGCCAGCACCGGAGCGGTGGAGGAGATAACCGTAGGCTCTGGCTTGACCTTTACGGGCGGCACGCTCGCGGCCACGGGCGGCGGCTCTGGCACGGTCACAAGCATTGATGTCAGCGGCGGCACAACGGGCCTCACAACGAGCGGAGGGCCGATTACAGGGGCCGGGACGATAACCATTGCTGGCACACTGGCTGTCGCTAACGGCGGCACAGGGGCCACCACGCTCACCGGAATAGTGAAGGGCAACGGGACGTCGGCGTTTACTGCCGCCTCGGCTGGCACAGACTACCTCGCGCCGTTTGGCTCGCAGACGCAGGCATACGTGTATGCAGCCCCGTCTGGGTCTGCTGGCGTGCCGTCTTTCCGCGCTCTCGTGGCATCGGACATTCCGACGCTCAACCAGAATACGACCGGCACGGCGTCGAACGTCACCGGGACAGTAGCGATTGCGAACGGCGGCAGCGGACAGACGAGCGCGCAGGCTGCGATCAATGCGTTTGCTGGTGCAGTCACAAGCGGCCAGTATCTCCGAGGCAACGGCACTAATGTCGTGATGTCGGCCATTCAAGCAGCCGACGTGCCGACCTTGAACCAAAACACCACCGGCACGGCTGCGAACGTAACCGGCACGGTGGCCGTAGCGAACGGCGGCACAGGCGCGACCGATGCGGCGACCGCGCGTAGTAATCTGACCGCACAGAAAACCATCACCTCCGGCACGGCCGCGCCGACCGGTGGTAGTGATGGCGACATATACCTTCAGTACACGTAAGGGTGACGCATGGCGGATAACGTAGGCTATACACCAGGAAGCGGCGCAACCGTCGCAGCCGATGACATTGGCGGGGTGCTATATCAGCGCATCAAGCCGACATTCGGCGCGGACGGGTCGGCCGTTGACGTGTCATCTGCGAACCCGATGCCGGTGGTTGACGCTACTGCTGAGGACACCCGGCAAAGCATGGTAACGCTGCTGACGCGCATGTTGAACTATTTCAACGCGCCAATGGGCTACGACAAGTCCTTGCAGCGGCAGCGCGGTACGGTGGTTGTGGAATCCGGCACGGTTACAACGGTGACGACTGTCACCACGGTTACCACCTGTGCGACGGTCACTAACCTTTCGACGATTGATACATTGCAGGGTCGCATCCAAGTTTACGGAGCAAACCTTTCTGCCTGGTCGGATTGCGTCCGATCACGCATTACTTGAGGAATCAACATGGCTAACACGTTTAAGAAAGTTATCGACCGATTGATGTGGGCGCAGGTTGCGCCGACACCTAACGCTCATGCTGCCGCAACGTCCATGTGTTCTGACCTTCGGTCGGACATTTCGCGCAACCCGTTTGTGTACCAGTTGATCAATAACACGACGCTAAACAGGTACAACATCGTCACTAAGGGGTGGGCAGCAACGTCTTCCCCGGCCTTGGCTGGCACGTTTGGCGTTGGCTCTGCAATGGCGTTTGCTCCGTCGCTCGGCCTTGTCGGCACGATTGCCGCTGGCGCGACCACAACCTCAGTGACGCTTTCAACCGCGCTGCCGACCGCCGTGGGCCTTAACATGCTTGCCAATCGCGGCGGCTCGGGCGAGTACGGTTTTAAACTTCGTATCATCGACACGACGGCAGGCAAGACGGCCGAGCGGTACATCACCGGAAACACCGCCGGCACGACGCCGACGATTTCGGTGCTGTCATCGTTTGGGTTTACGCCATCAACCGGCGCTCGGTACGAAATCATTGCGGGCCGCGTATTCATGTTGGGCGCTGGCACGACGGCCAGCAACATTTGGCGTTCGTTTGAAGTCGCAAGCAACACGCTGTCTTCGGGTCTTTCAACGACCGGTCTGCCTGCCACAATCGGCACCGACTCAGACATTATGGTGCTTGACGAGCAATACACGCCTTATGACTGCTCGCCTGGCGATGGAATGATTAAGGGCGCGTACAACTATGACACAGGTGTTGTGTCACGTTATGCGCTCGCCGCTACCGCCTCCGGCGCATCCAGTCTGACCGGTCAAACCTCAGATGGCGATGCTGTCGTGGCGGCGAACGAGTACCGAAACTTTCAGATTCGCATTGTTGAGGATGCCACGACTCCGGCATCAGTCGGCCAGCGGCGCATCATTGCCTCGCACACTGCGGGCGCTTCGCCTGTCTACACACTCGGCACTGCATGGACAACGCAGCCGTCATCCTCGGCCAAGTACGTCATCGAACTTCCGAATTTGATGCTTCTTCGTTCGTCGGCCACGACCACGGTGTATACCTATAATTACGGCGATGCGACCATAAACAACGGCACCAACAGCATTACCTCTGGTTCATGGTCAACAACGTATTTCGGCGCTGCACCCGCTGCCAATGCCGCATCGGGTATGTGGATGCCGTCCTGGGGCATCAAGCCAGATGCGAACCGCTACGCTCGGCAATCGTTCTGCTACTTTTTCCGTGGTGGCGCGGCAACGCTGGACGTGCTGGATATCGCGGCTAGCATTACTGGAACATGGACTGGCGCGATTACTTACGACGGTTCGCCGGGTGCGTTCCCAGCCACGGGATCATGCGGTGGGTACTCCCCCTTCGAAAATGAGGGGCGGATGTTTTATCTCAATCTGTACGTCGCCTCTGCGGTAAACCAAATGTTTCGGTTTGACGTGCAAAATCGCGTGTTGGCGCCGTTTACTGCAACCGACTTTTTGCAATCCGGTGCTGCGGCAATCGGCAAGCGCATTGCGTGTTATGCCGCGCTGGACGGCACAGACACTTACGACGTCGTGCTGCTCAACTCGCACCTGTCCACGGTCTGTCAAGAAATGGTGGTGCTGGTATGAGCCTCGCTGAGTTAATCCAGTTGGTGCAGGCAAAACTGGCTGCTTTGAACGTAGCCCGTAGCACTGCGGCATCGCTTGGTGATATCAACCAAGTCATTCTGATTGACGCGCAGATTGTCGAAACGCAGTTGACGCTGGATCAACTTAACACGCTGGTGTAAGCCATGCTTCTAACGCTGCTACAAAGTGGCGGCACGCCTCCGGTCGTCACTAAAAAGTTTTGGCTAAAGGTGTCGGGCGTGTGGAAAGAGACGACCGTCTACATCAACGTCGGCGGGACGTGGAAGATTGCCACGCCTTACATCAACATTAGTGGGACGTGGCAATAATGGCAGTTGATTTGAAACCGACCGAAGAAATGGCCGCTGAGGCCGAGCGCGGCCTAGCATGGCGTGAGGAATTCGGCAGGGGCGGAACTGAGGTCGGCGTGGCTCGTGCGCGGGATATTAAAAATCGCGCGAACTTGTCACCCGAGACCATCGGTCGAATGGTAAGTTACTTTGCACGCCACGAGGTAGATAAGCAGGGCGAGGGCTTTAGTCCAGGCGAAGACGGGTATCCGTCAGCAGGCCGGATTGCTTGGGCGCTCTGGGGCGGTGATCCCGGCAAAGCATGGGCAAACCGCAAGAGCGACGAGTTAGACCGAGAAGATGAGGGCCGAACTATGAAAGAGAAACAAGAGCGACACGTCGTTGCGGTGGTCGAAGACGAGGCCACAGTAACTGTGACGTTTGCCAAGTCTGAATACGACATGGACGAATCCGAGGAAGCCGAGGCGGCTGTAGAAGAACTTGAGGAAGCAGCCGAAGAAGGCGAGCGCCCGAAGGACATCTACGGCAACGAACCCGGAGATCCCGATTATGTAGGCAAGCGCAAAGGCCCGACCGAGCGTGTATTTCGCTCGGCGACTTTTGAGCGCGCGTCCGTGTCGGAGGCCGACCGGCGCGTGACGCTGGCGTTTAGCAGTGAAATGGAAGTTGACCGAGGATGGGGTGTCGAAGTGCTCGATCACTCGCCCGGTTCTATCCAATCAGATTTCATTGGCAGCGGCCGCGCGCCGTTGTTGGTGGATCACGACATGAGCGATCAAGTCGGTGTTGTGGAGCAGATTGCCTTGGGATCGGATCGGGTGGCCCGAGCCGTCGTGCGCTTTGGGAAAAGCGCGCGAGCCGAGGAAATTTGGCAAGACGTAAAAGATGGGATTCGTGGAAACGTTTCTGTCGGCTACGTGATTAACGAGATGGTTTCCGATGGCAAGCGTGGAGATCGGGAGATTTTCCGCGCCGTGCGTTGGCAGCCGCTCGAAA